GCAGCATGATTTATTATAAAACTATCGTCTAATTTAGATAATGCATTTACAAAATTAAAACTAGCATCTTCCTTGCCAGCAAACATCAATGCCTCTTCTGATTGACGTATTATTGGCTGATAGAAATAACCAAGTTGGTCAGCAAAATTTTGAGAAAAAGATGAAGGAGCTACACGCTCTGCAATATCACCTACAGATTCATTTACAGCTAGTTCACTTGCATATGTAACTGGTAATAATCCCATTTACATTACACCAAATCCTGATGCAGCAATACCACGCGCTGTTTTTTCTGCATCTGAAAGTTTTATAGCGTTTCTTCTAGTCGCATCTTGTATTGCTTTCATTTTAACTTGTCGCATCTTTAAAAGATTGCCAGCACGAATACTACGGAAATCAATGGTCATATTATCATTGCCGTCTTGTACATATTTACCCTGTTTATTAATAACAAAATACTTAGGTTCAGTAACAGTTGATGATAAATCATGTTTTAAAAAATGTGTTTCTCCTAACTTAATATTAGGTTCTGACAGCGACCCTGTAAAAACTGAAACAAAACTTGGCAGTCTTACTTGACCAACAACAGGCAAATCAAACCCCTCTTCTGCAAACTTATTTGTTATTGTTCCTGCTATTCTTGGTATATCAAAAGCTCCAGGCTGCATTTCTGGCACTTCATTGCTTGCAATAATTCTTTTTTCAACATGCTCAATAAATCTATCTTTATCTTCAAATGTTGCAAAATGTGCTTCTGGTGCAAATCTACTAACTGCTTCACCAAATAACAAATCAGTTTGCTGATAATTATTTCTTATGTGCTGTTTTAAAACTTCATCAGGATTATCAAGTGTTCCATAAATACCAAAAGATGCTTCTACTAATTGATCTATAAATCTTACTGGAATAGCATCTTTAGAAGTATTTAATTCATCTGATACAATAGTAGATACATACGCTCTAAACTCATCCCTACTTTGGCTTGCAAGCGTACCATCTGTTTCATATACAGCATCAATTCCTAATACTGCTAACCCTCTTGCATAGTTACTTCTTCTTGTTTGAACATCACCAGTAACAAACCTTAAAACGTGTTCTCGTGCTTTGTTATAATCACCACCATAGGCAACAGTTGCATCTAACATTCTACCAAGGGCAGTGTTATTAATACCTTCAATTTGTCTTGTGCCGCCTATTGGGTCGCGTGATGCATGAAACAGTATCTGCATAGTATTTTGTATTTGATTAGCATCTACATCTGCACCAGATATGATTCTATCTGTTAATGTCTTAAAATTTTTTGGTAATCTATTGTGAGTTTTAACATAGTCTATTAATTGTTGTTGTGACTTGTTTACTTGTTTACCTGGCTTAAACTCTGCAAACGTAATTTCATTTACAATATTATTAGAAAAATAACTATCAGCCATAGACTTTGTTATTTGACCAATAACATTTGTATCATTTGATTCAAATAATGATGTAGTAAGTAAATTATCTGCAAATAGTTTTTCTTCGTCTTTGATTGCGCTCATTCTTTGAGCAAGATTATTAAGTGTTGCAGGGCTAGCATCTTTAAATGAAGCGCGCAAACTTACAGCTTGTTCTGGTGTTAAACCTATTTGTATTAATTCTTCGCCAAACTCTTCTGTTGCATAAGTTCCATCACGTAAAGATTTATCTAATAGTGTAGTTAATCTTACAGCATTTAGATTAGGTGTATTTTGTTTTATATTTAATATTGTTCCTAATGCAAAAACTCTTCTGCTCTCTTGTATAGTGTTAGACCTTTGGCTTGGAGTATATTGAGGATTATTATCGAATATTGCTTTGTCATCTTTTTCAATAACATCCATTAATTCTAATGCACGCTGAGAGTCACCTGCTGCTAGGTAATTTTCAACATCTTGAAAACGATTATATGATTGTTTTAAATGATCAATAACTGCTGTTTGATCAGCCTTTTGATGTAAACTTTTTAATTTACCAATTTTATATTGGCTTATAGAAGTTTGAGCTTGCTGTTGATATTGAGCTTGTAAGATTTGATCAAAATCTTCTCCAAGCAATCTAGACTGTTCTGAAACATATGCTAACGCTTGTTCTTCATATTTTTCTGGGTCATCATATTCATTTGCTAATCTAAGTAATTCTTCGTTTAGTACATTTTCTGTTGCTACAGCAAATCGTTTATTATAGAGATTTTGTGCTTGGGTAGAGCGTTCTCTTTCTTGTCCAAAAAAACCAGTACCTTTTTCAAATTTATTTGGTGCAGTATTTGGTATAATTTTACCATTTTCATCACGCTCATATATCGGTTGTGATGCTGCTGCTTCTAAATCTCCTTGTTCAAATTGTTCTTTTGCTTTTGCAATACTAAAATCTGCAACACCTTGTACTGCTCGCGCCATTGCCATGTCTGCACGAAACTTACCACCATCATCATTAGTTATACGTACTACACCAATGGGTTGATTAGTTGCGGTTTGTCTTGAGCGTTTTATAAATTCTACCATAGCTTTAACCCATATCTCGTGCTGCGCCTGTTAAACCGCTTATGGCACTAGCAATACCTTGCTTGTAAGCAGCACTACCTTGTTGACGGAAACGAGATTGTGTAAGCTGGCTTTGTGTAAATACAGCATCTATCTCCATATCTGCTTGTGTATCAATACGGCTCAAATCTCTAGCAACAACTTCTTCTTGTCTATCACGCATAGCCTGTATGCTTCTATCGTTTATGTCTCTACCAGTAATACTAACTAATGCAATATTTGTTGCATCGTCTTCTATATAGGTACGAAAGCGGTCTGCATGCTGTTGTTGGGCTTGCAATCTACGAGTTTCAGCCTCTGCTCTTGATCGATACTCTTCACGTTTAGCATTAAGTTTTGATTGCTGTTTAGCAGTATATCCTGCTTTGTAAGACATACCTGCAGAAACTAATGTTCCACCTATCGCTAATGCTGTAAATGGGTCCATTATCTACTTACCTCTACTACCATGCCATTAAGTTGCATATTCAAAGGTGCGCTTTGTGATATTTCAACTCTTGGGTCACGACTATAACCTAACAATCTAAACTCCCTTTTCCCTGTAACTGGCTCTCTGTTTTGAGACATATCATCAGTTACATTTCTAGTTATTAAATCATTACTGTTTACAGAAATAGACATTGTATCTACCAAGTCTAATACAACGTTCGTTAGTTTTCTAGGCATACCTGTCATCTGCACACCAAGCCTTGTGCCATAGCTATCAATAGGTAAGGTTTTTAATAATGGTGTAAATGAATATCCAAGAAAGCCTGTGCTTACATTATCTTTTGCTGCACTAACATCTATCTGCGCGCTTCCAACTGTAAACTCACCAAGATAGTCAGTTCCATTAACTGCTTTTACAACAGCATTGTTAGCAAAATGAGAACCAAGACTGCCAAATACCCCACTCGACGCAGAAAACGTATCACAAAAATCCATTGGCATTTCATCATCAAACTCTTCTAAAAAGTATTTTGTCGTACCGCTACCATCATCTCTAGCAGATGCTACAAATAATCTATTCTCTATTGTACAAACAGAATGAAACTTACCCTGTGTATTCCATAGTGACCAGCCCTGCTTCTTCTCGCCTCTTATCGTATAGAAAATAGCAAGAGTGCCATCGCTATTTACAAAGTATGCATACGTTTCTGGTCTATTTGTTGCACCAGAAACCACAAGTTGTTGTGTTGGTGTTACAATCAAATGCGATGCTAATGCAGATATACTGCCGCCAGTGTAAGCGTCTTCACCCTCAGTAAACAAAAACTCACGAACAGACTTGCCGCTTCGATCAGTAAATAATGTTGCACCATCAAGCGGTATTGGCCTGGCAAAGCCTGTGCCAAATGGTGTCTGCCTTCTAATCACAGCACTTGTTGGCGTAATAGGCTTGGTCGTGCTTGTTGGGATATATAGCTCTGCAGTAGTAGAAAATATTTGCAGGTCACGATTACTGACAAGATGCCTAATGGTAAAGATGTCACCTACATTGGATGTAAGGTCAAGAGACTCATTATCTAATGCTGTACCTATATCAAAGTTAAAATACTCTGCTGACTTAGATGCCCATATTTGATCAGGCTGCGAAAGTGTACCAGCAAACCACAATCTGTTCTCATGGAAAGTTGTAGCACTTGGATATCCTCTAAGTGCAGAATAGCTTTGTTCTGACCATTCAGTAGTAGCTGCTGTAGATGCTATGCGGGGTTGTCCACCACCATCAGTAGAAAGGTTTGCACTAGACCCTGCAGTTACCTCATACTTGTTTTCATCTAGTACAGTAATTGTCCTTGAGCCATTTATTTGATTGGCATTTATCCCACCAATAGCTGCTGCCCTATCAATTGTAACACTATTCCCAGTAGCTAAACCATGTAACGCATGTGTTATTTGTATGGTTGATGTACCATCAATCGTTCTTATTGCATCAACATCAAGTGTAGTTCTAATTACATCTAGGACAACTATAGCTGCTTGTGTTGTACCGCTTGTACCAACAATAGACACCTCCGAATCACCAATGCGTAATCTTAAACCAATATATGCGGTACTAAAATATGCAGCACTTGTTGTTACTTTTGGGCAATAAGTTACTGTAGAACCATTATCATGTGCTGCAGCAGTCGTGTTAAATGTACCTCTGGTACACCCAGTTAGGGTATTAGTCGATTTACCTGTATAGGTAATTACTTCTGAGCCTACGAGAAATCTACCAGCTGTTGGAAAATTACTTGCATCAGTTATATCAATAGATGTTTCGGAAGAGTCAATAGCCTCTGCTGCAGTTGTTGAATATGACTGTGTGTCTGTTGGCGTAATAGTCACACCTGGACTTTGAAAAGAAAAGAAGGGCATATAAGTCAAATCACCTGCTGGTGATTCATCAAATGCAAATGTCTCTACTTGAAATGTAGTTAACGATGTTCTTACTATCTTACGTATAGCAAAGAATGGATGTGTAACAAAAAAAACATCACCTTTTTGCACATATGTAAAAGACTCAAGATAGGTAACATCCCAAGGTACAGTAGCACTATTTACATCGGTTGTTACAGCTTGAATGTGAGATACAGCACCTGTATTTGCATTAATCTGAAATATATCTAACTTATTATCACTAAATGCAAAGATATACTTTTCATCATCACTAAATACAAATGGCTCAAGTCTGACCTGCATACGCTTAGTTGCATCATAACTTGGTGCAGAAAAGTTATATAGTCGTTTTGTGCCAGGACGTTTTACTACAGCACCTTCTGAACGAATGTATAAATTTCTTATCTGCTCTGCTGCAGAAGTATATACATTAGTATCAACACGGCTTGTAAGAGAGCCGTTTAACTCACCAAACTCAAAGCTGGACAAAGGTATGCGTACTCTTGCCATTAGCTTCTCCTGTCAGTGATAAACCTTGATGTAGCTATTTTTCTGGTAGTGCTAATTTGGCTATCAAGTGTTCGTGCTTTGCCCATAAATCGATCATGGAATACTAGCATTTGTTGTGATAGCTCAGGGTCACGAGCAATGCTACCAGCAAATACTGACGCTAACATATACTCTACAGCTAGTGTAAAGTAGCTAGGCCAGGAAACTTCATTAGCTCTAAATGTAAAGTCAGCCACCACACTATCTGCAGATGTGCGGTTACTAAAAACTTTGTCACCATATTGTGTATACTCTATTAGATTATCATTTACTGTTAATGCATGCAGCATAAGTAAATCACTTGGGAGTTGATGTGCTATATCAAATCTACCAGTAGGTGCATCTGAAAGCGCATTAAGAACTGCTTGATTGGTCGCAAAACGCCATCTTGTATTTGTAAGAGATGACCTCGCAATATCTTCATAAAGATTAGAGGCAACAGTAGCTTCTGTTGTTGTCTCAGAAAACGATGTTATCGGGTCTGCTCCTATGAGGATCAAAGCCCGACTAGCTACGTCTATTGCACTATTGCTTGCTTCTGATGTCATTTATAAAAATGGAGGCGAGTGAAGGGAGTTCCTCGCCTCCACTACCCCTAGTCGGAGTCGGTTTCTGCAATAGCTGTTCCATCAGAAACATCTACTACTGAACCAGTGTTAGACAAAACACTTACAAAACTAGTTGTTGGTGTGTTTGTGTCAGCAACAATAATGACATCACGAACATTCAACATATTAGCAGCACTATTAAAGTAACCTGCTGTGTTGACTGTGGCGATAGCATCAGTTGTTGAGTAGTGATAAAGGTTTACACCTGAACCACCTGCGAGTCTGGTCAAACCAGCTGCACTATAAGCCATGTTCAATCCTCCTATGAGTTGTTGTCAAGAACTTCGTAGATACCATTATCATCGATAACTACTGCGCCCATTGACATCATTGAAGTTGCAAGGTGACTTGCCTTTTCTGCTACATAGTTAAGCTCGGTTGTGACATCAGCGCCAACACCAAGACCAACAGCAGAAGTATGGTAAGCCAAGTTCTTACCTGCCGTAACTGCAGATGTTGAAAATATCTTGAAGCCAAGAAACTCTTTCATTGTCATGCCACCTGCGTATGGCAGGTTTTGCTCACCGACAAAGTCTGAACTAGCAAACTCTGTGATAAGGAACAAATCAGAATAACCTTTTGAGTTCATCGCAAGATACCTTTGTCCATCCTCTGGAATATCAGCACCACCAAATGTCTCAAACAGAGACAGAAGGTCAGCTTTTTCCAAAGCACTTGACGTATCGTGGATTTGAGTAGAGTTAGCACCCGCATCCATGGCCTCGGTAAGAATTTCATCTGTCTTACGACCAAGAGCAGCAGCAGCAGATTGTGCTACAGCTTGACGCTCATCGATATTGGTTTTCATTTCATCGAGTTTGTCGATGAATTCAGCCGCATAGAAATCACTAAGAGTTGCTTCTGCGGTTGTGTGCGCCAGTTCCATCGGTGTGATAGAGCCGTTGCGTGCCTTTGTTGAAGCAGAACCAGTTCCGATTTTCTGGAAACGAACTACGTTTCCTTGCACATTGCTGACTGTGCGTACTGTGTTCCGTAACTTGGAACCCATACGTTGATAAGCCATGTGAACTTCGGATTCGAACTGCTTAATAAAGGCGGTATCAATTGTATTAGCCATTATATAAGTCCTATTAAAAAAGTTTCACCAATGAGCAGTTATCCGTATTTTCGCCTCAACTGGTTATCCTATGTGGGCCATCAGCTAGTTTCGGGCTTCTCAGTTCCAGATATAACATGATAAAACTTTTTTTGACAATATATAAAATTACACATTTCATGCCCATTTGTAATATGCGGCTCCATAGAAAATACACAGCCAAGCGTTGTTAGCCACTGAAGCGTGGTTTCATTGGATAAAGGGACATCATTTGTAACGAAATCATATAATTTAGAATAATATTCTATAAGATATTTAGTTGTTTTATAGAAGCTAATCTTGTTCTTTTTTATCTCATCAGAGCCTAATAGCCATGCAATACCAGCATCGGCCCAATCAATAGACCCCTCTGATACTGGCGCATGACCTGTTATAGCGATAGGTATGCCATTAACTATAAGAGTAAAGTTTTCACCTGATTGATCGGCTACAGCCTCATGCAATGCGCGCCAAGGTGTGTAGCCTTGTATTCTACACTCATGCTCATCTGACTTGCGTAACTTATCAAATAAATAATTAGCATGCTCTAGCCTGGCACGTTCAATAACTATTGAACCAATTTTACTTGGTATTGCCATATATGCGGTTATACCCCTCTTGAACCTGTTTTACATAGTTCGGGTCACGCTTTCCTGCTTTCCAATATCTTTCATCACGCATCATTTCTTCAAGCTCAGTTTGAGAAACAGCAGATGGTGTAGATGCTTGGTCAGTCATTTGGGTAGTGCTTAAAGATTGCATCATAAGCTCTAAGGCCATAATACCTTCGGCGGTTTCACCGAGGCGCATAATTGATTGCTCATACTCTGGTGGAAAAAACTTCTGTGACCAAAGACTTAC